TGAATTTATTTTAATTTTACTAAGCGTGCCAATCGTAATGTTGGGATTTGCTGTATGGTCAGACAATCCAGAACACATGGAAAAAATGCAGCTCTTCTTTGAATATTTTTCTAACCTACCATTTTGGTATCAATCAATTTTTGTTGGGGTCATAGCAAGTGTTTATGGTCTTAAAGCAACAGATTTAATTAAAAGAAAATGACCATAGCTGCTTTTGATCCCAGTTTATTAAGCAACTATGATGAACCTAAATACCTTTTACATTTTCAATGGAAAAATTCTGACACTAAAATTTACAGATATGCTTTAGTAGAAGAGATAGATATAACTAAAATAGATGACAGACTAAAATTAAAAGAAGATGAGGTAGGACTAACTCAACAAGAGATATGGAAAAAGAAATATAATGGCAAGAGTAAAGTTTAATATAGCTGATCAACCTCACGAAAGAATACCAAAAAAAACAAGTATAGGTAGACGACCTAAACTTTCTTCTATGAATAAGCATAAGAAGAGACAAAAAGGCAAGTCAAAAAATCGTGGACAGGGTAAGTAATATCTTATATTAGAAAGTCATAGGAGATAAATATGATTGATGAAATTAGAGATATGATCAAACACTATTTGGAAGATCATAAAAAAGCAGTAATTGTTATTGGTGTGCTATTAGTTATAGCTCTAATACTATAATAATCTTATAAAGAATAACCTATGGAGATAGAGAAGATGAACTATTATTTTACAGGTGTTCTTATAATTATGATGTTGTTATTGGCTTTCTGTGGAGGTCCGGCAACATGATTGATAAATACGTATATAAAGTTCTTGGTTTTTTTGATAAGTACATTGAATGGACTAATTATTTATTTGCTCCAAAATGTAAATGCAAAAGAAAGAAAAAATGAAAGTATCAGAAAGCACATCAGTAAGTATGCCAATAAAAAATATGATTGGTATTATAATTGCAGTTGCTATGGGTGTGTTTGCATATACAGAAGTTACAGCTAGACTTACATCATTAGAGACATCAAGAGAATTATTTGAAAATGATTTACTTAAAAAATCTGAACAAGTACCTACTGACCAGGAACAACATTTTTTATTAGAAGATCTTTATAAAACAGTAGAGAAATTGCAATCTACTCAAGAAATGAATATGACTAATAAAGTTAATATAGAATTTTTAAAATCACAACTTGAAAAAGCGTTGGCTGATATTGAACATTTAAAAGATAAGGTTAGAGCAAATGGAAAATCTTACTGAAATAGTAATAGCATTATTGATGATCGTAAACCATGAGATTAAGGAACATAGAATACAACCTACTATGTCTGATTGTTTAAAAGGTAAAAGAATTGCCAACAGACAACTTAATAATAATGTAGAATATAAATGTATTAAATCAAAAGCAGAAATAGAAATTTATATGGGTGAAAAATCAATTAAAAAACTTATACTAGAATAATGGCTATTAGAAAAACAACAAAAGGTAAAGACGCAAACTACAGACCTACAAAATCTGGAGCTGGTATGACAGCCAAAGGTGTTGCAAGATATAGAAGAGCTAATCCCGGATCAAAATTAAAGACAGCAGTAACAGGTAAAGTTAAGAAAGGATCTAAGGATGCTAAACGTAGAAAAAGTTATTGTGCAAGATCGGCTGGACAATTAAGAAACTCATCTGCTAAAACAAGGAACGATCCTAACTCAAGAATAAGACAAGCAAGACGTAGGTGGAAGTGCCGATAAAAAAGGCGACTATTTCTAGCCGCCTTAAATTTTTATTTAACTTACTCTTGGTCTAAACCTTCAAAGTCTTGACTACGAAACACTTGAAGATTTCCTTTAGATGGTTTGATTTGATCTTTTGCGTTTAGTGAATGATGTTCAATAGTAAAACGATCTGCTTTTACTACTATCATATTATCACTATCAGCTCTTCCATCTTTAAAGGGAACTAAAGTTACATGAACATATTTTTCTTTATATGTTTCTGAACCTTTATCTGTATCAGTTGCAATTTCAATCATTACAAATGGATACTTTTTATTCTCAACCATGTTTTTTCCTTTCTGTTTTTTTGTTGTCATAATATCACTATATACGATTTGGATACATAAGTCAATATCTAATTTGGATACATAGTGTCGCAGCTAATTGTTGTAATTATGTTACACCTGTTGTAATTATGTTACACTTGTTGTAATTATGTTACACTTGTTGTAAAATTGCAACAGTTGCAAAAATACAACATTGTTGTAAAATTATCACAATGAAAAAAAAGAAAACATGGGTAAGATCTAAAGAACAATCTTTAATCTGTGGCTACTGCGAGACTTGCAATAAACAATTAATGAGTGATGAAGGTGGCTGGATTATTACAGCTAATAAACAGTATTTTTGCCATGATGGTAAGGATGGTAGTTGTTTTGACAACTATTGTGTGCTAAAACTTAAACAACAAAAGGAGAATAACCATGTATGGTAAATCAAAAGGTAAAAGCAAATTAACAGCAAAGCAAAAAACTTTGCCTTCAGCTTTGAAGAAAAAAATAATGAACTCTAAATCAAAAAAAAAGGTAAAAAATAATGGCTAAACGTGGATTATATAGTAACATCCATGCTAAACGTAAACGTATCGCTGCAGGTAGTGGTGAGAAAATGCGTAAAGCAGGACAAAAAGGTAGACCAACTGCTAAACAATTTAAGAGAGCTGCTAAGACTGCTAAGAAATAGTTTCTTTTAAATCTTGGTATTCTTGCCAAATGCTTTGACCAGCATCCCAAAATCTTCTCTTATGTTTTTTCATTTCTATTGAATGTAAAACTGTAGTATGATCTTGTCCGAAATATCTACCTATATCTGTAAGGTTTAAGTTATATTTTTCATACAACATATTGTGAATAATATTTCTTGCTCTAACTATATCTTGTGTTCTAACCTTACCCAATAAACTTTTTTTGTGTACCTCATAACGAACACAAACTCTATTAATAATACTGTCTACAATTCTTGTGCTAGGTTTAGCAAATGAATAACTAATAATTCTTCTTGGCTTATAAAACTCTGGACTTCTTTTTTTACAATGTATCTTTGCTAACTTGTAGCCATTCTTAAATGCGTTCTTATATATTTTTTTTTCTTTTTTTGACAAATCACGATAGTGTCCTGCTTTCATAGCAAGTTTAATTTCAGTAAATATTTTATTTTTAGTCATAGATCCCCTACGTTTTCCTTCAGTTTTTTTTAATAATTAACTAATGACTAAATAGATGTCATTAATCGTTCTTTTGTCTGCTCTATCTTCCAAAGCAATCTATAAGAATCTTTTTGATACTTATTAACTTTATGCTTTGCTTCCAAGTACTTCTCGTGTTTCTTCGCTTGAAGATCCCTGTACTTTTGCAGACGCACTTTGATGTTTTCCATCATGCTCCTTTTTTACTGTTGTAAAATCGACTTTTAAATTTTCGATTTTTACTTCTGCGTTTGTTCCTTCATTAGAACTATTTGCAGCCTTCTCAACTGAATCAAACTCCTCTGTTAGTTTAAAACTACACTCTCCAGACTTGATCCTTATAAACTTTGTCATACTTTATCCTTTTTGGCAACCTCTTTTTTGTGTATCTCTTTAGTCATTTTATTGTAGATACTCATATCTAAATAGTTGTCTGCCTTAAAATTTTTTGTTGATCTATATAGCTTTAATCCCATCATTAATTGACCTACTTGATGTGGTTTAATTCTTGTTCTTAAATTACCTGCAAGTATTATGGTAAACATTTCTGCTAACATAATAAAGTTTTCTTGATAATTGCCATAATCTTTTTGACGATCATTAATAATCTTCTTCTCAATCTCTTGATCAATGTCTGTAATTTTCTTGTCCATATTTTTTTTGGGTGTCTCGGGGAAGAAAACTACCGAAAGGGAACTAGAAAGAAAAACTCCCCCAAGACTAATACAAATTAATTAAAACTTGTATGATGGTTTATTACCATAACTAGGTTTGCTTTGAAACCCTTTATTTTGTGGTGTTGATTTAGGTGTACCACTAGCACTATTAGGACTAATCTTAATAGTTAGTTTGCCAGTTAAGTTTCCTTGATCATCTTTTTCATCCCACCCTGCAGGATTATACCAAGCATCACCAATTTTTACACCGATAGTCCATTTCTTACCCTCTGGTGCGTTAGGATTTGCAGGTGCAACCCAATCTGGTTGATTATCTGCGTTCTTGTTTTCGTTTCTTACTAAGTTACACCATATTACTTCATCACTCATGTCTTTTCCTTTTGTTATCGTCAGCTTTTACTGACCATTTTATTTTCTAACTTGTTTTTATGTACATCAGCAGCATTGTATACTTGCTTGTAAGCACTCAAGTTATTTTTTATTAAAAATTGGATGTCATTTTTATACTGCTCATTAACAGATTCAAAATCTTTTAATGATTTAGTATTTCTAAACGCATCCACCATAGCTTCTACATCTATACTATCATCCATATATGTAGGTTCTTCTATAGATTGCTCTACAGAATTTTGTTCAAATGGAACAGCGTTGTAGCCATCCTCATCTTTGATACCAGTTTTAAGATTTAGTAAATTTAGGAACGCATACTTTCTTGAGTATGACATAGCTTGTCC